AAAACACAAAGCGCGAAAGCCAAAGGAAGAAAACTCCAGCAATGGTTTAGGGACAACCTCATTGAGGAATTTACCTTTTCCAAAGACGATGTAAGGTCTACCAGTATGGGATCTAGTGGGGAAGATATTCTTTTCTCACAAGCAGCTGGAGATAAGTTAGGAATATCCGTCGAGTGTAAATCAAGAAGTACTATCGGTGTATATTCTTTTTACTCTCAAGCCGCAGATAATACTCCAGACGGTAGGCAACCAGTAGTCGTGATAAAACAGAATCATTCTAAACCACTGGTAGTAATAGATGCACAATACTTCATACAACTGCTAAAGAGGGCAGCATGAGACACTTAGTAATCCCTGATACACAATGCAAGCCTGGTCACCCTATTGAACATTTAGAGTGGGTAGGTAAGTACGCAGCAGATAAAAAACCAGATGTGATAGTACACTTAGGTGATCACTGGGATATGCCTAGTCTATCAATCTACGACATTGGTAAGAAAGCGTTTGAAGGTAGGACATATCAAGCAGACATAGCAGCCGGTAACAAAGCTATGAATCGTTTGATGAAGCCTATTGTTGATGAACAAAAAAGATTGAAACGTGGTAAACGTAAGATATGGAATCCTAGAATGGTATTCTTACTAGGTAACCATGAACAAAGGATTGAGAGAGCTATCAATTCAGATCGTAAGTTAGAAGGTTTAATTGGTTACAGTGATTTCAATCTGGATGTATATGGCTGGGAGGTCCATGACTTTCTTGAAGTAGTTGTGATAAATGGCATAGCTTATAGTCATTACTTTACTTCTGGAGTTATGGGACGATCAGTAAGCAGTCCTAACTTACTTTTGTCCAAGAAGCATATGAGTTGTATCATGGGGCATGTGCAGGATCGAGCAATAGCGTTTAGTAAACGTGCAGATGGTAATCGCATTACTGGAATCTTTGCTGGTATCTGTTACCAACATGATGAAGATTATCTTACTCCACAAACCAATGGTAGCTGGTCAGGGATATGGATGTTGAATGAAGTTCAGGATGGTAGCTTTGACGAGATGCCAGTTAGCTTAACTTATTTGAGGAGAGAATATGGAAGTAAGAGAACTACTTGATGTTCGTGAAGATATGTACGGACAATATAGTGTTGTTAGTCATATCAGTCAAGAGCTTAAAAGGGTGATGAAAGACTCGCCTAATTATAAAATCATGCCTCCATTCGCTAGAGAAAGTTTGGATATGATTGCTAATAAGATTGCTAGGATTCTTAATGGTAATTACTACTATGACGATTCGTGGCGAGATATTAGTGGGTATGCTACATTAGCACTAATGGAAATAGAAGCGATAGAAAAACATGAAACAGATAACGCTCCCTGAACTGATAGATAAGTTAAGAGTCTTTGACGAGCTAGAATTGATTGAGTTGTTAGAGATAACGACTGATGATTTGCTGGATAGGTTTGAGGATATAGTTGAATTACGAATAGATAAACTAATGAGGGAAATAGAATGATGGATCTTTATCAACAATTTATAGCTAAGTCGAGATACTCTAGGTTCTTGCCTGATCAGAAACGCAGAGAAGACTGGGAAGAAACCGTAGATCGTTACATGGATTTCATGGCTAAACACCTTGAATCTAAATACAGCTACAAAATACCCTATGAGACCGACAGAGAGCTTCGTGACGCGATTAAAAACCTAGAGGTAGTACCTAGTATGCGGTCTATCATGACTGCTGGTAAGGCGCTTGAGAGGGACAATACAGCTGGATATAACTGTAGCTATCTGCCAGTGGATGATCCTAAAGCATTTGACGAAGCAATGTACATTCTGCTTTGTGGTACTGGTGTAGGGTTTAGTGTCGAGCATAAGTACGTAGACCAGCTACCAGACGTTCCTGAGAAGATGTTTGATAGCGATACCACTGTGGTTGTGTCAGACAGTAAAGAAGGATGGGCTAAGTCGTTACGCCAGGTCATAGCTTTACTTTACTCAGGCGAGATACCTAAGTGGGATCTATCTAAGATCAGACCAGCTGGTGCGAGGCTGAAGACCTTTGGTGGTAGAGCTAGTGGACCTAAACCGCTACAAGAACTATTCGAGTTTGTAGTCAGAAAGTTTAAAGGAGCAGCAGGACGTAGGCTAACTACGCTTGAGTGTCACGACATCATGTGTAAAGTAGCTGAAGTTGTGGTGGTAGGTGGTGTTAGACGTTCAGCTATGATCTCTCTATCTGATCTTGATGATGATAAGATGCGTCACGCTAAGACTGGTGCATGGTGGACTGATAACCCTCAGAGAGCATTGGCTAATAACTCTGCTGTTTATAACTGTAAACCTGATGTAGGTCAGTTCATGAATGAGTGGACTAGCTTGTATCAATCGCACTCTGGTGAACGAGGTATCTTTAATCGTGAAGCAGCTATCAAGCAATCAGAAAGAAACGGACGTAGAGATTCAGAGCAAGAGTTTGGGACTAACCCGTGTTCGGAAATCATCTTGAGACCTTACCAGTTTTGTAATTTATCTGAGGTCGTGGTTCGTGAGAGCGATACGATCTATGATCTTGAACGTAAGGTAACACTTGCTACGATACTAGGAACGTATCAGTCTACTATGACACACTTTCCGTATCTTCGTAAGATATGGCAACGTAACACTGAAGATGAGAGATTGCTTGGTGTATCTCTTACTGGTATCTTGGACAACAAAACACTAGGAGATAACGTTGAACAAACTAAAACGCTATTACAGAGACTACGTATGGTTTCTGTCGATACAAACATGGAGCTTGCAACTGCTCTTGGGATTAATCCTTCTGCTGCTATTACTTGCGTTAAACCTTCTGGCACTGTCAGTCAGCTTGTTGATAGCGCCTCTGGTATTCATCCGAGACATAGTCGTTATTATATTAGGCGTGTCAGAGGGGACAAGAAAGACCCTCTCACTTCGTTCTTACAGGAAAAGGGCATCCCATCAGAAGAGTGTGTATTACGACCAGAGTCGACGATAGTATTTAGCTTCCCTAAGAAAGCACCTGATTCAGCTTTACTAAGGGATGATCTAACAGCTATTGAACACTTAGACTTGTGGATGATGTATCAGAAGGACTGGTGTGAACATAAACCTTCAGTAACTATCTCTGTAAAGGAAGATGAATGGGTAGAAGTCGGTGCGTGGTGTTGGAAGAATTTTGATGATATTAGTGGTGTTAGTTTCTTACCGTATGATGGTGGAACATATAAACAAGCACCCTACGAGGAATGTACCGAAGAGCAGTATAATGAACTTCTAGACAAGATGCCTATGACACTGTTCTGGGATGAGTTGATAGAGGAGGATGATAATGTTGAGGGCGTACAGCAACTGGCTTGCACAGCAGGGGTTTGCGAGATCTAGATGTTAGAGACAGTATTAGCTTTCTTAGCTTTACTGAACTGTCATCCTGAGGACTTAGTTATTACTTCGAGTAATAATACGTTCTACTTGGCTGGGGATATTGGTGTTGTGTATGTCAAACCTGGTATGTACAAAGACCATATCCTCGTCCATGAGATCTGGCATCACTGTCAGTGGCAATGGGCTGGTAAGAAACCTGCTCAGTCTTGGGACGAATGGAAGCGTAGAGAAGAGGAAGCTATGAAGGTTGAAGATATCTTCCTCAATCTCTCACAGTAGTTACTTTCCTATTAAGGCTCTGTTATAAAAATCTATTATATCATTAGCTGGTTTTGTAGGTTGATCATAATAAGATTTTCCTTTACCGACACGATGTGGTGTTTTTTCTCCAGAGTACGGAAATGAAGCAAATTCTTTAGCTAGCTTATCAAGAATGTCTTGAGTTAGTCCTCTATTTTTTAAATCATTTATATTTATATTACGAAATCTTTTTATTCTGTTTATCATCATTCTATCTTATAACTCAGGAGTAAATTTATCATCTAAATCTATTCCTTGTATTCTAGCTTCGTCTTCTATTGTTTTTCCCATTAATTGATACTTTCCTGTAGCACCTGATTCTTTTCCTTTATACTTACCATAACCTGCAGGTGTTTTTCCATTTGGAAGCATTTTAGATTTTGACATATTTATTATTTCTCTAACAGAATACTGTCCTTTTTCTAATTCAGGTAATACTTTTCCTCCAAATAAAGTACCATAGCCAGACTTTGTTCCTTCAGCAAATGATATAGTATTTAGTAATGCTCTTTCTTCAGGACTTAGTAAGTCTACTACCTGCGCTCTGCTTGTAGGAACTGCACCCATAGCTGCAGACATCTCAGCACCAGGGTATCTGTAAGGTATACTAAGTTGTTGTCCTACCCTAATCATGTTAGGATCAATACGATTATAGTTAGCTAGTTCGTTAACACTATAACCAGTAGCTCTACTTATTCCGCTTAATGTATCACCTTTTTTAACTGTGTATGATGGCATTGCGTTACCTTCTGTTAATAAGGTTATCAAAATAAGTATTAATTTCTTCATCAGTC